GCCAAGGCTCCGTGGCCTGCACTACTTACAGTAATAGTTGCTCCCGACTGTGAATAGCTGCCAGAGAATGCCCGTAAAGAATAAGTGCCAGCTACTGTTCCCGCAGGGCTGTAACCGCACTCGGCTGACTTGTACACCCACTGGCAGATGTTCGAGACGCACTGCCGCTTAGGGCTGCGGATACCAGCTAAGTCAAAGCTCGCCGCGAGTTCGTATTCAACGACATCACGTGTCTCGGTTGACTTACGATCGACGAAATAGATTTCACGTGGGAACTCGGCCGTGCTATCTGGTGTGCCAAGTGGGTTTACGTTACCCGGGAAGTTTGCGGCATCTAGGTAACGTGCCAGGGTGCGGATGCGTGTGACCTTCGCGCCTTCCAGGCCTCCCGGCAGGCTTAGCAATAATGCGGTGATTGTGCCAAAGATATTGCTTACGCGGATCTTGGGGCGTGGCAGCTGGCCGTTTCCGCTGTATTCAAAGCCCTCAGCTTCAAGCGGAAAACGCATATAGCTATTACCAGCCCAGATTAGTTCGCCATTGCTGTTGAGGTTTGCACCAGCATGAAAGCGGTAGATGTCATTCGTACCATGCTGCGCGGTATTGAGCTGCAGTTCAAACAGCTCGATGATCGCACTCGGGGCGATGCCCTGCAGCTCGGAGACCGGTATTGGCATAAGTTATTGCGGGATAAGGATGTGCATGTTATGGCTCAAATACTTCGCGGAATGTGGCGCGGATTTGATTGTTATTGCAGTTACTTAGTGTGATCTGCCAGTCTTCGCATACGTACTTACCAGCACTGCCGCGTGGTGGCGTCCAGTCGAAGGATTCAACACCAGCGCGTGCTTCAAGGAATGCAGCGATCTGATCACGTTCGGTATCGGTGCGATTAGAGAACTGGAGCGTCCACTCCTTGGGATCGGTATGCAGGCCAAACCTAATGCGTTGTTCATATCCGTCGCCTGCCTGAAACTTACGAGTGCGAGGTTTGCTGGCTTCTGTAGCCTCGAAGCTAGGTGTGAATGTGAACGTACTCATCGTATTGCTCCGCCTAAACGCTGCTTACAGCATAGATCAGTGTGCAGGGTAGTGTGCATGGCTTACGCAAGCAGCCCACCAGGGCGCTTCTGTTTGATTAGCTCAGCTTGGACTGCTTGCGATACAACACGGCCAAGCTGTTCAGCTCTGCCGCCATCACCCTCAGCCTTAGTGCCGGATGCGTCAACGTTTACCGTGACATTCATGGATGACGCTGCACCTGATGTTTCAACACCTAAGCGGCCTGAAGGTCCACGGCGAAGTGGAAGGATCGCTTCTGGGCCAGATTCACCGAGAAGCCCTGTTGCAGCAGTGCCACCCTTAGCAAACTGGAAGAGGGTTGGTTTGTTGACGATGCCGCCATAGGCGAAGGGCACAATGCCGTTCTTGCCGAATGCACCACCTTTGGCAGCCATGTAACTAGGCATAGTAAAACCTGGAAGGTTGAAACCACCCGAAGATCCACCGAAGCTAAACCCAGCACCTGCTCCTGCAGCTGGGTTAATAGCACCAAGGATTTGCATGATCACCTTCTGAATCGTCAGCTGTAGAATCATGCGTGCGGTATCACGCAGAATTGATGCAGCAAATTCTTGGAAGTTAGCGGTCCCAGTCGTGACCAGGCTGAACAGTGCATCCTCCAGGCCCTTTACGCCGGTTTGCGTTAGCTGCGCTGTTGCTTCACGCATGGTGCCCACGCTCTCCACATACTTAGATAGGCCTTCGCGGAAGCCGGTTCCAACACTTTGGTTGTAGTTTTGATTGGCGATATAGGCTTCGTTGAGTAGTTGGATGTATGTGCGTAGGTTTTCGTTGTAAGCGCTTTGCGTGGTGTTTATTCCCTCTAATAGTCTATTACGATCTTCTGTAGTTATATCTGTGCGTGCCAGCAGCTCAGTCCTCCGCAGATCAAACGCGGCGTTAGCTTTGTTCAGCTCTAGACGTTTCTGTTCGAGGGAGAGTTCGAGTTCGATGCGTTCGGGGGAGAAGCCCTCGTAGCTGAGTCGGTTCTTCAGGGCTTGGAGTTGGTTGCTTTCGGTAAGGGCTTGGTTTTGTTCGCGTAGGTTTTGTGTGATGGATATGGTGAACTTCTCGGCTAAGGCGGCGGCTTCGGCTGCTTCGTTCTGCTTGATAAGGGCCAGGTCTGCCTCGGCCTTCGCAACGTCTGCCTGCTCAACACCTGCTTTGCCGCCCTGCTTGATGGCCCGGAGCTGCTGGGCGCCGACGCCGGTTGGCAGCTTGGTAGCGCCCAAAGTGCGACCTTGTTGTAGGGCAGTGGTAATGGAGTCGAGTGTGTTCCAGGCATCTGCTGTTGTCGCACCGGCTTTAGGATTGACATGTGTAGTGGCGTGTGCACCGAACGCACGCCCAGTAATACCCTGTGTACCTAACGAGCCGCCTGCAGGTACTTTCATGCCTGGGGCAACATCAATTTGCCCAAAATGACCAACTACCATTTCGTATTTCTTGCCACCTAACTCAAATTCTCCTGAAATCCAGTTGCCATACCCTTTTCCTTTGGGACCAGCACCACGCCCTTGAAAGCCAGTTCCTGTGATGGTCAAGGCTACAGGTGTGCGGACGGGGGCACCCAGGCCTCCAGGATGCACAATGTCGTACCCAGTGCGCTCTGCGTCCGGATCCCTCACTCGCCTACTAAAAGCACCAGGCTTGTACGCCCCAGTGCCGCTTACCGATGGCGGCATCTGGCCGCTTAAGGCGGCGCGTGCAGCAGCTGAGCTGGCCGCACGCTTGGCGTCTTCTACTGCCCGCTCGGCGTCGAGACGGCGCTCGGTAAGTGCTCTGAGGTCTTGCTGGAATTGGTAGAAGTTCGACAGGATGTCGCGGCTTACACCTGTTTCCTTTGCAATTCTGTTCTGTGCCTGCAGATCGCTTAGGTTTTTCTGGAGTTCGTAGCGCTTACGGTCCAGCTCGACGCCGTGCTTATAGATCGTGTCCTCAAGACGGAGCCGCTGGTCTAGCTCAGTCTCGGCCAAGCGCTGCTGGTGCGCCGCGATGCTATCAGCATCACTTATCGCTTTCTTGGCTGCTTCGTCCTTAGCTTCACCGTCAGCGGCTGGGGCAGCAAAACGCCTGCGCACACCTGCTAAGTAGTCTTGTTCTATTTGTTCACGAGTCTTAAATTTTCTTACATCAAGATTTATCACTTCTTCGGCGTTTCTAATTTGCTCTCTAATTAAATCCGCTTGTAGCTTGCCTGCGGCGTCTAATTTAGTTGAGTGCGAAGTAAGGCGTGTGTCTTCTTCAAGTTTCTGCAAATCTTTGCGCAGTTTTGCTACATATTCTCTTTGGAGTTCTATATCTTGGATAACTTTTTCTTTTGACGCACCCGCATACCGCCGCTCTGCGGTCATAATCAGACGTGGACCTTGGGGGCCTACGGGGTCACGTTGGCCGCGCAGTTTATCGAGCGCTTCTTTAGCGGCCATAAGCTGCATGTAGTTTTTAATAAAAATGTCTACTACAATGGTTAGTGCCCCTATAGCGGCTAAGCCTTTTATTGCAGTCAATAGACCTGCAGCTCGTGCCGAGGTAACCGCCATCGTGTCACCAGTAACTTTTGCACTCGCACTTGCACCTGCAAACCACCCAGAAACATTTATAGCAGTTAATGCTGCAAACGCTGCTCTAACTCCAGCAACAGCAAGCGCAACAGCGCCTAATTTTAAGGCAAAACTACCTATACCAGCTACTGCCTGATTACCGGTAAAAAATTCAAAAGCACTACTTATAGCTTTAACACTAGCCACTGCAGCGGGCGTTATATCTTTAATAAAAGCCCCAAATGTGGTTTGTATTTCGGCACCCATAGGCTGTATAGCGGCGCCTATCTCTAAGCGCATTTGCTGGAATGCGATAGACAGACGAGCACCTGCATCTTGGCTGGACTGCGCAATAGTAAGAGCTGTGTCCTTGTACTTATTACTTAATAACTGCATGAACGCCATAAGGTCAGCTAAACCTACTTGACCTTGCTGCAGTGCTTTTTGTAGTTCAGGGCCAGATTTACCTGCAGCTTGGGCGAACAGGGTGAAGGTGCCGGGTAGGCGTTCTGCGATTTGGTTGAGTTCTTCGGCGCTGACCTTGCCTTTCGAGAAGACCTGGGTCAGGGCGAGGAGGGCGCCATCGACTTGCTCGGCGTTGCCGCCTGTAGCTTTGATGGCCTCGCTAATGGTGCGGAAAGCGAAGGCCGAGTCGTTTACCGTTCCACCTGCCCCC